ATTAATACCAGTTGAAAAAGTACCATATGAAGCTATAATAATAGCATCAGATTCCTTTTCAGTAATTTCTCGTACAGATTCTCTTGCTTCACCATCTGTACCACCAAACACAAAGAAAATCTTCCTTCTTTTATCTGCTTTATTCTTTATTAAATCATATAGTATCTTACCATGTTTTTCAACATACTGAAATAATATAAGACTATTACCTTCTAATGATAAGGCTAGATTTTGTATGAATTCATTTCTTTTCTGATGGCCTACAATGAAACTCATTTCATCACTGTATTTTAAACCACTTCGCTCTTTGCAAGTCTGTTTATTATATTTAAGTAGTAGTATCTTAATCTGTAGTTTAGCTAATTGATTAGTATCCATTAACTCTTTTGTTTTAACTAAAGATTTAACTTTACCAAATAATCCTTCTAATACTAATTGATGTGTCTCTGTGCCGTCTAATGTACCAGTAAAGCCAAATCTATACTTACAAGTAGGCATCTTTTCTAATATAGAAGTGAGTGACTTAGCTTTATATTGATGCGCCTCGTCTCCTATAACTACACCGAATTGAGTAAACCAAGTTCTAGGCATCTTGTATATAGATTGCCATGTGGTGATAACTATATCTTCATCTATACGATGTTGCCAATCTTTATTAGTATCACCTGTAATCTTTAACGTTCTAAATCCTGGTTGACCAGAGTAATCTTTAAAGTCTTTCTCCAGTTGGTGTACTAGTGATATAGTAGGTACGATAATTAATTTTCTTTGAGGATAAAATCGTGTAATCAAATAGATAATAAATGACTTACCACTACCAGTAGGAGATAACAATAAACAACGATTGTTACGAACCGCATGAACAAACCCTTCGATTTGATACTGTCTAGGTTCTAATTTAGTTTTTATAGATTGTATAAATTGACCGCATTCAAACATAGAGAATTCATTTGCGGTATCTAAACTATTATCTATTTCTATTGAGTAATTTCGTGAAGCAGCGAATTTTTTTACTTCTTCTATGAGACCTTTATATATAGTAAGTTTATTTATATCAAAGAGACGTATCTTACCATCCCAACTTCTAGATTTAAACGCTGGCATGAAACGATAGCCGGGGATATAAAATGAAAAGTGTTCACTTAGTTCTTGAGATATTCCGCGGTCACTTTCTATTCTTATATGTACTTCATTATGAGATATAATGAAGATATCACTATCCGACTCCGTTTTCGAACTTTCTCCATTCAATTGCATTTCTAATATTCCACTGTCTACTATTGAGTTCTTTCATAATAGAATCTAATACATCAACACTTTCTTGTTGATAGGCCATTTTTAAATTCAATTCTATCATATCTGAATCTGCATCTACATAATGTTGCATTTCACTTTTAATAATACTTTTACCCAGCCAGGGTTCCCGCTTGATTTCTACTAGATCTTCTGGATTATTCAATTCTCCTCGAAAATATTCCCCAAGTACTTTGGTAAGTGTTTGTCTCTTTATATGTATACTTCTTAATTTTTGACGTTCAGTGCTTAGAATACGGAGCCATTTAGAATGTAATGTAGGTATCTTTAGGCTTTCTTTATCAAGAGAAGTATTATCCATAACAGTATCTTTAGTCCATTCGTTCATAATATCTTCTATTTTCAAGTTCTTTCACCTTTCTTTTCAATTATAGTGCTTCTATAGTATATAGTGAATATCTAAAAGATACGGTAGCTTCTAAGTATTCAATATCAGATCCAGTACTAGTGAATAGTAGTTCAGAGATAGATTCTGGAAACATCTTTTGAAATTTAATTCTTAGATTAGGATTGTATTTACTACTTAGAATGGATAGCGTAGCATCAGATAAACTAGCTTGATTGATACTAGCATTTCTATATTTTTTATATTGATCTGTCGATGAGGGAGATCCTAAACCCACTAACCAATCGTATATCTCTATATAGTTTTTTAAATCTTCGTCTACTCTAAAAGAAATATTGAATGGTGAGAATGTAAGTTTTTCACCAGGAAGTGGATAATCGATTAGAGGATTGACAACATTAGTCGCTCCCAAAGAAATAGCTGGGAGACTAGCAGATTGGGAAAAGTAGTTCATCGTTGGTGTTCTTTCAAGCACCAATCTGAAACCAGTTTGTCCTAAGAAATTCTTGTTAATAGGATCCGATGCCATATATGTTCCTCCTAATGTATTTATATAAAAAAAAGAGAGGGCCGAAGCCCCCTCTTAGTCAGGTTGGGTTAATCCCAATCTTACATTAGGTTAGAAACGGTTACAATACGATAGTAAACGTTCTTCTTAGCGAAGGCGATTGCACCATCGGCAGCCGTAGTAGCGAATGGGTTCGCGACCATGCCGTAGCGGGTCTTGAAGCCAATCTTTGGCTGGAAAGTATTTTCACCAACCGCACGAACCATCTGTAATGGAACGTATGGGCAGTAGAAGAGACCAGCATCGAATGCACTAGAGCCCTTATAACCTACGGTGAAGTACTGATTGCCTGAAGCACTAGAGAAGTATGGATCAACATAAACTTTGATCCGACCATTTAGAACACCAGCGAAAGTATTGCCCGTGTCATCGACGTTTAGACCAGCAGAAAGTGCTGGAGTATAGTCTAGAACACCTGCCATTTGTAGAGCAGAAGCTACGTCTGAACCGCAGATAAGGACATTACCCTTGCCGCGACGAGTAGACTTAGCGATCTGGTTGGCTTCGCGCTCGATTTGGAAGATCATACCCTTGAACTTCTCAACTGACCACCGGCCATTTGAATCGACATCTAGGTTGAAAGTACCTGCGGTTGTGGTATTCTCTTGAGCACCAGCGGTAGCAGTGTAGTTAATGGTCCGAACGACTTCCCGGTTAATTTCTGAAAGAATTTCAGCGGAAAGGATGTTTGAAAGTTCGGTCTCAGCATCTAGGCCATGAATGGCTTTAAGATCCTGTGCTAGTTCCATGGTGTACTCTGCCTTTAGAGCACGGGAAACGGCAGTTACTGCAACCTTCTCAACGGAGAAAGCCATCTCTGAGAAAGCATTTGTCGCGGCATCGCCGAGAGCTTCACCAGTAGCTGTTGACATGCCAGTATGTGGGCTATAAGCACCACCAGTAGCACGGGCAGTTGGATCATCACCGGTCTGTAGACTACCAGCAGAACCATCGATAACACCACCGAAGTTGGCGGTATTAGCACCAGTTGAACCAGTAGCTGAGTGAGAAGTATTAGCTTCGTTTTTAAGAGCTTCTGCACCGGATTGAGTGTTGAAACGTGAGCGCATAGCAAAGATAAGTCCGGTTGGACCAGTCATTGGCTGTACACCACAAACGTCATACGCAACCATATTTGGCATGGAGCGGCGAACGAGTGAGATTAGAACTGGATCGAAAACATCGACTGAACCAGCAGCAGCGGTTGAAGAAGAAGCACCCATAGCGTTAGAAGGTGCGGCCTCACCAAGTAGGGATGGCATTTGATAGCCACCTGAACCGAAAGCTGCTTCGCGAGAAGCCTTCTCTTGGTTTTCGAGTAGAACTGCGGTAACCTGTCTCTTATGAGGATCCTTGATATCGTGTAGCTCAGGATGCTCAAGAACGGGGCCCCATTTCTTGATTAGATCTTCAGTTAACATTGTTGTAACTCCTTTATTACTTACTATTATTATTTATAAAATACCTTATTTCTTGATACTTCTAGAAATGGCGGCCGCATAGTGAGACATATTCTGTGGCATAACCGTATCATCAGATACTTCAAGAGGCTCATCTTCATCGACGAAGGACTCTACTTTATCTTCATCAGTGAAATAGCTTTCTTTAATCATGGAGACCTTCTCTCGAAAATCTTCTTCTGATACAAATTCTACACCGGCTGATAGATTAACTAGCTTTTCAGAATTAGCATCGGTAAGCGCAAAGGAAGCTTCTGCAACAACATTATTACGAATTAAGTTTTCAATGTTGCTAGATAATTCTACATTCTTTGCGATTTCTTTATCAAGGGATAATTCTAACTCATCTGATTTCTCAGAAACATTAGCTAGAACATCAACCTTACCTTCTGGAATATCAATATAGCTATCCTCAAATAACTTCTTGAGGCCAGTCATGAACTCTTCAGCAATCTCGGTACGAATACCTGCTTCGACTGCTAAACGATTCTCTTCATTCCATTCATTGATTGCATAATCTAGAAAACTGTCAACCTTTTCTACCATTTCTTCATGGGTTTTCATGTTTTCAAGTAGATTATCAGCCTCTAGTTTTTGAGTTACTTCTAATAGTTTCTCGTTGATTTTAGAAACAACAGCGGCCTCAAAAATAGTAGTTGCTTTAGTCTTGAACTCTTCAGATAGATCTTCATCACCGAAAATAGCAGCAACATCGGCAGTTAAGTCGATGTCTGCGGAAGAAACTGTAATAGGCTCTACTTCTTCCACTGTATTTTCTGCAATTTCATCACTATCTTCGTCTTCTAGGTCTTCCATCATTTTAGTATGATGAACTTGAAGAGTCTCTTTCTTCATGCCATGAAGTTTAGTCATCATGTCATTGATCATACCAACTTTGGTACCCTTTAACTTTACAGGCTTCTTATCGCCGGCTGTTACTTTACCTTTTGGTGCAACAGGCTCAGGTACTTCTGATTGCCCATCGTCTGCTTTAAATTCTTGAAGATCTGTCTCGTCTTCTTCAAGAACATCTAAGTTCTCGTCGGACATTATTATGCTCCTTTATTATGGTTCTAAATATTTATAATAATTGTTATTTACTACATTTTCTTCAAGAAATCCTCGAAGATACGTAATTTAGTTGTCTCCAACTCGGACTTTCTAGATTTCTTAATCTCATATTGAGATTTTTCTACAAATGACTGAATCCACTTTCCGCCATCCATAATCCAATCAACGCCCTCCATAATGCCTTGTACAAAAGCATCGGGTGCAGATGGATCAGCTACGATATCGGCTGCGGTAGCGAGATAAAAATCTTTCTGTACTTCGTTTATACCATTTCTAGATTTAAGAGATCCCATACCCCGAGATGAAACACCTAATGACGCGCCCTCTTTAATCAAATTCTTAACAATATTACCATAGGGAGAATCCATAATCTTAGCCTTCCCAATGAAATTGTCTCCATCTTGATATAATTCTTTAATCATATGTGAAACACGTTCTAAATTAATACTTGGGCCTTGTGGATGACCCAACTCACCAAATGCACGATTCTTCATAATATACTCTTTGTTATAACGTATAACTTCTTTTTCTAAAACTTCGGTGGGATAAATTCTACCATTCCGATTAGCTTTATTGGCTTGCATAAAGATACCTTCAATAAAATATTCTTTCTCGCCATCAGCATTAGCTTCAGTAATATACTCTAGACTATCTTCTAAGACTTCTGTAATTAACTTCATCTTATGCTCCTGAAACCTTGTGTAGTTTGGCTACAACAAAACCAGTGCCACCAGAAAGAGTAAATACCACATTCGCTTGACGATCGCCAAGATATGGTTCTAATCTCATAGCACTTGATTGATAATCATGATTACCACTACCCGATAGAGTAGCTACTGTATTAGCACCTCTAGTTACTGTCCATCGATTAGTACCATTGACAGACCACATTAATTCTGAAATAGACATCTCTGAAAGTTCTTCACCAATAGTATTAGCACCGGTTGCTACACCAATAGTATTAAGATTTAAAGAACCAGTTGCTACAGTAGAGAATACTACATAACCCCCAGCTTTATTTTGATTAGTAGTGATAGGCATTAATCAGTCCTCTTCGCAAAGATAAGCATACTTTTATAAGACTTTTCATCTTTCTTCAATTCTTCTTCCATACGCTTACGATTACCCGGATTTAGATCTTTTAATACTGAATTTAATGCCGCCGCATCTTCTTTAGTTACTTTGACTGATTTGCCATTTCCTAACTTTAGGGTACCGGCTTTTACAGCTTCATCTAGAAAAACTTCTTCATCAAGGTCAACTTCTTCATTGGCCTTTACTTTACGAACTCCAGAAAACTTTTTCTTTCCTTTATTAGGAAATTGAGCCTCTGTAGCTACAGGATGATCTGCCACTTCTACTGCGTGAAGATCTACAAATTCAATATCATTTGTTGACATATTATTATCATCATTTTTCTTAATAACATGATCCGCCGCGGCAGCTTCTCTTAATGCCTTAAATTTCTTCATTGCTCGATTCTTCCTCAGAACTGAATAGTGTTGATGCGATCCTGTGTTTTTCAGAATCAATTCTTTCGTTTGCTTTGAATGCTAAAACATCATAGACTACATCTCGAAATTTTGACGTTTCGTTATCAGCTAAATGTGTGATCGCATCACTTAATTTGTCTTGTACATCCATAAAATTCTCCTATATGTATTTATAATATTCTATCTATTAAGTAAAATAAGGTATTTTGTAATCAGTTCCGCCTATATTAATAACTATATGTCCTACTGGATTTGCTACTATATCAGAATGCAATGACCAATTACCAGATGAAGTAGTTACAGAAGAGGTGTTACCTGCCCACGCTACTACATTAGCCGATCCTAGAAATATTTGTCTTGCTAACGTATTAGCGATAAAGGCTGAATCTGGATGTACATTGATTCTTAGATCTGTAGTACTAGTATTAGAAGCTGTTACAGTAGCACCAACAAAGTTTAAGGTAGTAATAGCAGTAGATACTACACTACCTTCTTCTTGTACCGTTATAGCAGATGGTGTTGCTTCCCATTTACCTTTAGATGCACTCCATGCTAAGACATCACCTGATGAGGGAGTGTTTACTGAAGTATAGTCTACATCATCCAGTTTATATAATAGTACTTCACCCCCGCCTTGACCTGAACCACCGCCACCAGATAAGGCTAATCTTGTTACTTGGGAACTAATGCTATCTCTAAAAGTTTTTAAGTTATCTTCTAGTTCGGTTTGTAAAGGTTTTAGGTCAACAAGTCTACCATCTGCCCCTTCTGGCCCGACAGGGCCTGTCTCGCCTTGCTCGCCTTTCTCTCCTTTCGGACCGAGCGGGCCAACTGGACCCCCCGGCGTTCCCGCCGTTCCTGGAGTCCCTGCCTCTCCCAATTCGCCTCTTTTGCCTTGATCACCCTTAATTCCATC